ACATAACCAGCAGCAAAGTACGGAAGACCTACCGTATTTACACCGTCACCTCCCCATGAAGTTCCCAACACAATCAGTCTTGGATAAGATGAAAGACTCACAAGTGTTTGTGCAGTTGGGCACTGTAACCACCCTGCTGGAATTGTTGCATTAGTTGGCCATGCAACTGTGATGCCTGCCCAACTCGATAAGTCAATTTCTGGAGCAGTAACTGTAACCAGTGGTGCATTCAAATCAATTTCAGTTGGTGATGTGATCTGTATCTTGTTGGACAAAAACTGAATGTACTGGGAAGGGATGCCGTTCAGCATCCCACCAAGATACAAACCGTCTGCCACATCAAAACGTCTGTTTGAATTTGGGTTGGCTTGCTTTGCTGTGTTCTTTACAGCAGTGATGTCTCGATCTGCAAATACCGTTACCCCTACATCACCAACTTGTGGATCAAGAATGATTGCATTCACACCACCTTGCATACGCATGTATGGAATGTTGTGAAGCACTCCTTGAGGTATGGCATTGCCATAACCATCAACTTGGTTTACCAATGGCTGCAAGTCAACAAAGCCAACTGGACCTAGACCACCACCATGTACTGCAAGAACTTCACACAGAGCCGCAACATTCACTTTGCTCAGTACTTGCCTGATCATGAATAACAGTTGGTTATATTCACCAAAATAGTCGTTTGAGTTTGCCCGACCTTGGTAGCCAAAAACAGGATTATCCAAAGACATCTGGGCGCACTCCAATTGTTGTGAACCATTTTCCGTCAGGCATGCGACTTTCAAGCTCATGCTGCAAACTGATCACCGTCCATTTTCCGTTAGCACCAGTAACAATGCTATCTGCTACTTGAACCTGACACCCATTTTTTATGGATGGTATGAACAATGATTTTACAAACATGAACTGTGCACTGACTATTGGATAACCAACCATTCCAGTAGATGGTGAAATAACTGGAACTACAGTTGAGAAATTTTTTAACCTGCTTTTTATAGACAGTGTGAAATTCTCAATCTGATAATCAATACCAGCAGCAAAGGCACAAGTCCTTATCTGGTCCAACACTGAACCGTTGTACGTGACATTCTTGAATACCGTGTCTACTCCGACATTTTCACCCCAAGCTAATTTTCCTTTGCTTGCAAGTGTTTTCATGATCTGTTCTACAGTCACTGGAATATTGTAGGGTGTAGAAGTTGGTGTTGCTGGTTGCATGGCAACTACAGCCGCAGATTGTGCAGTAATTTCAAATGGAACATCTGGTGCAGTGTTGTAATCAGCATAAGCTGTCATTATTGTCCCACCATAAACAGTGGTCATTACATTTGGTGAATCCCCAGCAAGCAACTGTATTGTGTTTTTACCACGCAGTTGATAATGCACTGGTCCCATGCTGAAAAGCGCATTCATTAACTCTTGTTTGATGCCATATATCTTAATATTGGCTGTGCCCTGCATCTCACCACCATAAGCTGTGATGTCGAAGGACATTCTGTGATCTGTGATTGTGTGGTACACAGGAGGGCCATCACCAAGCTGTCCTGTGCCTATACCTATGATGGCAGTCAGATAACGATCTGTGAACGTGTTAATCATAGTGCAGCAACCTCAGAAGCTGTTAAGTACAGCAACTGGAAACGAGTGCCAAGTTCAGTGTAATAGGGATCAAGATTTCCTTGAGTGTCAGTGAATATTAGATCACCAAGAAAACCACTGGAAATACTACGCACAATTAAATTGTTGTTCAGGCATAACACACTGGTGACAACTGCAACATTGTTTAAAAGAACATCCATGTATAACAAACCATCAGACGTTGTGTAAATGTTCAACTGGGTTAGTTGCCCAGATAACAGCAACGACACTGTTTGGTTTGGTACTGCTTCAACTTGGATTGTCTGCATGATGTTATAGAATATTTGGTATTGCTGATTTATAGGTTGATCCTAATTGGATCATTCCTAGATTGACAGATGCCTGTGCACTTGGAACAGTTGCAGTCGGATCAGGAGTAACAGTTGTTGGTGTGTTTGTTACAACAGTTGTTGCTGCACTCAATATCTCAACAAAATGAAGTTCTGCAATGATGATTCCTGCCCCATTGCGAAGTTCACGTCTGAAGTTGTATGCCTCAAGATTAGCGTTTGAATATGACCTCTCTGGTGTGATTATTGTGCACAGAACAGTGGATTTAAGAAGTGAGTTTAAGATTGACAGTATGCTGTTTCTTGAATCAACATCAAGTCCTTCATTTGCATAGCCAGAACCAACACTGATTTTAACAACAGCATAGTAAGGATTGTTTACCTTGTTGTATGAATTAAAACCTCCCTGCTCAATTGGGTAGGTTGCCACATTCATGTCATTCTTAAAATCAATGCTGATGAAGTTGTCAAAAATTAAAGGTGTGTTCCCACTACCGATAGTGATAGCCCAAACAGGATTGATGCTCTTGGTAAACAGTGTGGAAATCAAAGAAGCTGCACCAAGAGCAGCACTGGCTGTGTTCAAAGAATTCAGTGAAGACTGACTCAGTGCTGGAACACCGGGAAAATTAGGAAATCCCATGGTCATTGTCCAGAATTAGAAAGTGCAGTTAATGAAGTCTTCGTGTGGTCAACAAGAGCACCACTTAATAACTTTCCGAAGGTCGCTGGATTTGTAGTGCCAGCAGGCACCGTGACATTAACATCACCAACAGCAACAGTGATTGCTTTAGGTTGGTTGTACAAACCACCACCGGGGCGTATGTTTTTGTAGTAAGCCATTTGTGATGCAATGTTGTGCTCAGACTCCATTTGAGCTATTTGTCCACCGCCCCAGTCTGCTACAAAGTTGATGAGTTTTACACCATTGATAACACCCTTGAAAAACCATCCTCCAGCTTGAAGCATTCCGTTAAAACCAGCCTGAACAGATTGCCAGTCAATTTTGTTTATCGACTTACCCAAACCTTCAACTGATGTTGTCAGTTTATCTATATTTTTTTTACTAGCAGCCCACTTTGCAAAAGTATCAAGAACATTCAATATTGATGGTGTTAATTCAACAGCAACCACACGACCAATTTTATCTAAACGTGCAGAAAAATCATTCCACTGTTCGAGTGTTTTTTGAGCATTCTTTCTTTGCCTCTCAGAGAAACCTTCAATTGGTTCATTTCTTTTCAACTGTGCTGGCAAGTCTCCCTGCTTCAACAGGTTGAAAGCAGCATCTGAAGTGCCTAAATAATGTTTAGCCATGGTATGGGCTTGTACAGGGTTCTTCTTGTACCAAGTACTGATCACTTTATTCATGCCAAGCAAAAAATCTTTAGTACTGCTGAAATCTTTTTCAACATTCAATCCAGCCTGACCACCCATAACACGTAAACCTTGTGCTGTTTCATCTGGCAACCCCAAACTATTGGAGCCAACTGCGTCAGCAGCTTTAGTGTACAAAGCTCCAACATCTTGAGCAGTTCCACCAGCATTTTTCATCGCCAGTTCCCAACCGCCCAACTTGCTTATGTTTGTGTCAAAGTTATCAGCCAGTCTGCCCATTGCAGATACTGAGGTGATAGTGTCACTGGCAAAATCAATTAGTCCTTTACCGGCTGTGAAGACTGCAAGAAATGCCAGTGTCTGATTTCTTAACTTGGTGAAACCTTCCAGTGTCTGCTTGTTACGCTCCATCAACAGTCTGTGGAATTTCTCCCTGCGAGTTTCTTCCTTTCGTTCATCCTCATGCTGCTTCTTGTGGATGGTGTGAGTTTTGTTGGCAAACTCATTCTGTGTTTTCTCAGAATCCTTGATGTTCTTTTTGAACTTTGAGTTATCCAGTCCAAGTGTCACCACCAAACTATCAATAATATTTGCCATTATGTTTTTACCGAATTGTTTGAATTGAAAGCATCAACAGAAAGTATTTCAAGCATGTCATACATGTCTTCAATACCATACACTGTATCAAGCTCATGCAGTGTTGCCATCCTTGATGAAACAACCATTGCTACTGCCTGTGGGACATTCTTGTAATTTAAATGCTTACTGGAAGTCTCGCCGCCAATGCCGAAGTCTAAGCTCTGACGGCATCCAAAAAATCCGTATGGAGCATCCACACCTCCTTTCGCAACTGAAGGCGTGTTGCAACATCCTCAATGTCTGATTCAAGAAGTGGTCTTACAATGTTGTCAGTCTCACCGGGAATAAACTGCACACAAGCAAACATTCTCTTCAACAGAGGTTTTGCTTTTTCATATGGAATCTTTCCCAGTGCCTGTATTCCCAAACTAACAATACCGGCGAAACCAAGTTCAGCAACTTCATCAGGTATATCTACACCAGCATTTGACATGGCAAAGAAAAGTTCCAGTGCCCAGTCTTCTGCCTCAGTTGCAGACATTTCGGTTATCAAGAATCTTTTTGGAACTTCACGATCTACTATTGTTACTATTGCTGTTTTCCTTGCCATGATTTTCTAATTGCTCCTTATACTGGTGCTACAGACAGGCTTTGAAATGCCAGTGAGTATTTCCGTGGCTTCAGTACTTTTCCAGCACTGGGCATAATTGGTCCCTTGTCAATATAGCCGGTTGAGAAGCTATAGATGAAACCAATACTTGGAAGGATGATAGTTGCATTTAGCATCAGTTTTTCACGCAGTGACTTCTCTGCTGCAATGATTGCATCCATGATGCTGTTCGATGCAGAGTCTGCCTGAAGGTTGAAATCCAGTGGAATGATGTATGGGGTAAAACCAACAGAAAGTTTTCCGTCTACCCCCATGTATTTTTCCATGAACTCAACATCCTCAGATGTGAATGCATCATCTGCTGCGTAGCCCTGCATGATGACTGGAACATTGTAAAGTCCAGCCGCACTGAGCATGAAGGTCGAATTTGCTGCCGTAATTGTAGCCATGTCAATTTCCTTTTTAAGTTATTACAACAGGTCCACTGAAGCCATGGAAATCTTGTTCACTGAGCCACCATCCGTGTACCAGAAGCTGACAGGAGGTGACTGACGCGCCTGCCGTGTTGTTGGTGAGGATGGAAGCACTTGAAGATACCAACCACGTGTGCTCAGTACCTGATCAATAGCCACACCAGCAGCAGCATTGACTTCACTCTTCTGGAGTGATGAAAGCACAACACCTGCTTGAATTGCTCCAAAGTTCAGTGCTGCATCAACTGGATCAATCAATGCCGTGTGGATGTAGTTGTCACCCACTGTATTGTAGGGAATTGACTTGACGTTGGTAAGCAGTTCCATAATAGATAACTGGAAGTTTGCATTCATCCAAATCTGATTGATATAGGGCTGCATCCACAACCACGGGCCACTGAGTTGTCCGTTGAAGAAGAAGATGAATTCCTGTGCAGCAGTAGAAGAAGCAACAATGCAGTTATAACCATTTTGTTGCAGGTAGGAAAGCACTGTCTCATCAGTGACAGTAGCTGCCAAACCAGTCTGACTCTTGAAGGCTGGATTGATATTTCCATTTGTCTGACTGAAGTTGATAGCTGCAACCATCCCACACACGAAAGGTGCCACACCTTCATTTGTTGGATCATAGACAAGACAGGTTCCACTGATCTGGTTTTGTGATAGCAAATATCCCAAACAAGTGGTTGCCGGGAATTGTGTGGTTGGTGTGGTGTCAGTATCCCAACAAACATACATGTACTCATCTTTCTGTGTGTTGTTCCACTGAGCAAACAGCAGTTTGTTGGCATTTCCAGACACATCAGGATTGAACAGTGTGGTGAAGGTTGCCCAGTTGGTTGTCTGAGCCACCACTGCGTTCATGAATGCAGCAGGTGTTGCTGCTGCTGCACCAGCAGACTGTACGGCACCAGTGGCTGCTGTAAGCATCAAATCTGCTGCCAATGTTCCAGAGCTTGTCAGGAAACTCACAGATGATGTGGCACCAGTCGTGTTGGAGGTGAACACAAAGGCTTCAGCAATACTGTCATATGTCACAGTGAATGTTGGTGCAGTGAATGCAGCTTGTATAACAGTAGCTGCGTTTGAAAAACTGGTTGCACCAGATAAAGTGACATTGGCTGAAATTTCTGGACTGCCTCCATCCACTGTTACCGTCAGTGTTGCAGGTGTCAGAGCTTGCAACTGTGTGAGTGTCAGTGCTGCACCGACTGCACCACCACGCACGTAACCGGCAACAGCAGCTTCTGGATACTGTGCAAAAAGAACTGCACCGGGAACTTGATCAGCATTTGTGAATCCTCCAAAGTAAATGGCTGCTGCTGCTGCCTCTGCTGAAGAAGCACCAAAGTAATTTTCAACAGCAGTTGCTGAAGCAAAGGAAGGAACAGTTCCAATAGGAACACGTGTGCTGGTAGTAAGAAGCAATCCAATAAGTGCAAGGCCATTACCACCTGCTGCAAGAACTTCAGGATTGACTTGTGCAAAATAATTTGCGGGGACCGTTTTTAACATTTGAATTTCTCCTAGACTGGTGGGTATGCTTCATCCACTGAGACAAGTTGTACTGCAACTGCCAAAGCAGACTGTTGTGGAACTACTACTACTGGATTTGCTTGCAATGAAACTTGGATGATCCATCTTTCTTCAACCTGCTGCTCACCGTCCATGAATGGCATCTGTGACCTGTTACCACAGAACAGTGGTTGTATCTCGATGCCTGCACCAATTGCTGCACAAATATCAGTGAAGGATTGAGTACCATACTCATCACGCATTAAGGTGGTGATGATTTGTGAATTGTCAGCAGAGCTTGGACCATGTACATCAAGTTGAATGTCCACCTGTATTGGCTGCAACATACTCTTGGTCTGTGCTGTGCTGTCATACGTGTCAGTGTTGTATTCCAAACGTGTTGTCAGTATTGGCCACATCACCACAAAATCTGTGCCTTGTGGTTCTGGAACACGGTTCACTTGTCCACGGACAATAGCAGTACCAGCAGGCAGAATCTGTGTAAGAAAATTTCCAAGTGCTTGGAAAACTTCTGCCTCAGTGACTGTTACTGTTATGGTCATTTCATGCAACCTTTCGGATTCACATACTTCACATAACCACCGATCCAATCATGTGAAATCTGGTTCTGTGCATCAGTGATACTGATCTTGTTGCTGCATATCATTTTATGCAACTTGTTTTCCAGCTTGTCCTTGTCATGGGCATTACATGCACCGAAGTAAGGTTCTGGCCACAGGTTCTTAATGTCATTTGATCCACCAAGCTCCAGTGAGATTA